GCCGATATCCAGTGGGCGGAAGGCAATCTTCCCACCGGAGATCTGACTACTGTTCGCACGGGCCTGCCACAAGTCGCCTGGCGCTTGCTAAACGGCGGCACGCTGACATCGAAGTCGCGCACGGCGCAGATCACCGAACACTGCGGCATTCTCGAAGCCTGGTCGGAGATCGATATCGACCTGGCCATGCTCAACGGCAATTCGGCCGCGTGGCGCGCGTCGGAAGTATCGCCCTTCATCGAAGCCATGTCGCAGGAAGCGGCGCAGACGTTCATCTACGGAAACTCCGGCACGGCTCCGGAAGAATTCACCGGACTTGCTGCGCGGTATTCGGCGATCTCCGGCGCGTCGAACGCTTCCAACGTGATCGATGGTGGCGGGACCGGTGGCGACAATTCGAGTGTGTATCTGGTCGGCTGGAATCCCCAGAAGGTCGGTGGCATCTTTCCGAAAGGATCGAAAGCCGGACTTCAGCACAACGACTACGGCGAGACCACGATTGAAAACGCTGGCGGCGTGACCGGTGCGCGTATGCGTGCGTACCAGGAGCGTTTCCAGTGGAAGATGGGACTCCGCTTGAAGGACTGGCGCTATGTGGTGCGCATCTGCAACATCGATATCAGCAACATGATTGCGTCGTCCTCCAACGCCGATCTGAACGTGCTGATGATCAAAGCCATGCACCGGATCCCGAATCTCTCGGCCTGCCGTCCGGCGTTCTACATGAACCGGACATGCCTGGAGATGCTCGACGTTCAGGACCGCGCGGCCGTGTCCACTGGCGGACAGCTGAGCTATGACGTGGTGGCTGGCAAGCCGGTTGCGTCGTTCCGCGGGGTGCCGGTGAAGATCTGCGACGCGTTGCTGGAAACCGAAGCGCGCGTCACGTAGCGGCTGCTGCAGCGGGTTCCGAATGGTTCGGAATCCAAATATCTAAACCAGAGGGCGGCATGTGGCCGCTCCGTCACGGGAGAATCGAAATGTATATCGACAAGGAACTTCTGGTATGGGATGCGGCAGCACTGACGGTCGATGCCGCATCGACTAACGCGATCGACCTGTCCAGCGTCACGCCGAAGATTGATATCGGCGCGGGCGAGCCGATGATGTTCATCCTTCAGGTGGACGTCTCTGCCGACTTCACAAGCAGCAACGAGACTTACCAGTTCAACGTCATCGACTCGGATAACGCCGATCTGTCCTCTCCGCGAATCATGCTGTCGCGGCTGATCGACTATTCGCTGTTGACCGCTGGCACGCTTCACGATCTGCCCGTTCCGGCGGTCGCGGTGGCGAAGCGGTATCTGGGCCTGTACTTCGACGGTGGTAACACCACGCCCACCATCACGGTCACGGCCTGGCTCTCGCTGCGTTCGATGTTTGATCGTCAGCACACGTACGCCAAGGGCTACGTCGTCAGCTAAACACCCGAGGATTCCGGAGGGCGATCCCCTCCGGGATTCCACTTCAGTCCAGGAGATATTTGAATGGCTATAAAGAAACCGACCGATCCCACGCCGAAGCAACCGATGACCAGTCAGGCCGCGGCCGAAGGAAAAACTGGACAGGCTTCCGCCTACGGCGATCGCATCCGCGTTCGCGCCCTCGCCGACGGGTATTACGAACACATTCGTCGACGTGAAGGGGCGGTCTTCACGCTCGTTCCGCGACGGCTGACCGATCCACGGCAGATCGCCGATCACGAAAAGCGGCACCCGGGCAGCAACGGCATTCTCACGGCAGAACAGCAGTTCTCCGAGCGTTGGATGGAGAAAGTGTCTGCCAACGAACGGGAGCGCAACATCGGACTCAAGGAGTCGATGAAAGCCGAGCACGACAAGATCATCCGCGAAAAGATGGGGACCGAAGATCCCAATGCCGGCAGCGGATCTGACGACGATTCCGACTCTGTGATTTAAACGCCAGGTGGCGTGGAGGATTTCCATGGCCCGGGCTTCGGTCAGCAGCTTCCACGCTTCCACGTCTCTCCTGATGGCCAGCTCGTCACGATCGAAATGAGACGGCTGACCGCCATTGGCCCCGGCGAGTGGATCGAAGTCACGTCCTACGCCGTGGAGACCCACGCGCTCGTGATCACCTACATCACGCAGCCTTCGGCCATCACGGTCTCATTTGATTGCAGCAAGGACGGATTAACGGTGGCCTCGGTGATTGGGACCTCCACCGACACCACGGGCGATTTGATCTCCGGCGCCGCAACGTGCGCGTACATCCGGCCAAGGATCACGGCCTTGACCGGCACCGTGGAACTCAATCCGGTGTACAGCGGCCGGAAGACTATCTCGGTTTCCGCCTCAACGACAGGGTCTCCCAATTCCAATTACGCAACGGCCTTCAAGATCGACCTGACCTCGCTGACGAATTCTTCAGGAACGGTCGCCACGGCGACGTCGATCCTGATTGGAACCATGCGGTGTGTGAACACGTCGGCCAGTGCGGCGACGATCCTGGTCACCAACACCGCAGGAACCTACCTGGTTGGCGGTGCTGCCGGATTCAGCCTGCCGGCGAATTCGGATGTCACCTGGACCGGGGCCGGGGGTATCCCGTCGGTTGGAGTGAAGTGGTGGTCGGGCACCAATGGAGTCATCAACTGCACAATCACCGGGTGGCAATAGATGGCGTCGAAAACGCAGATTGCCAATGTCGCCCTGATCCACATCGGGATCACGAAAGGCATTTCCAACGTCGACACGGAGAACAGTAACGAAGCACGGACGATTAAGGTGCTGTTCGACGATCTGCGCGACGAAGTGCTGCGCGAATTCAACTGGCCCTTTGCACGCAAATACGCCGCGCTCGGCTTGGTGGCTGGCACATCGGACGATCCCGCCAATGGCGACTGGACGTACTCCTACCGTTTCCCTTCCGATTGTCTGGCGGCGCGCCGGATCGTGACCTCCCTCGGACGAACTGACCCAAATCCGCGCCCGTTTGCGATCGGTGGCGACGATCAAGGACAGCTGATATTTACCGACGAAGAAGACGCCACTCTCGAATACACGTGGGCGGTCACAGACCCGGCCCGCTTCGATCCCTTGTTCCGGTCCGCGCTGGGGTGGAGGATTGCCTCCGGTATTGCGCCGGCTCTCTCGCGAGTGAAAGACATCCTGACCACCTGTCAGAAAATGTACATGCTGGAGATCTCGAAAGCTCAGGCTGCCGCACTCAACGAAGCGCAGGTGGATCCCGACACGGCTTCTGAGTTTGAAAGGGCGCGCGCGTAATGGCCAGCAGCATCATTCAACGCAGTTTCGCTGCGGGCGAAATCGCTCCTGCGTTGTACGGTCGTGCCGATCAGACGAAATTCCAGACGGGCCTGGCCACCTGCCGAAACTTTGTCGTGATGCGCTATGGTGGGGTCACCAACCGAACCGGTACGCAGTTCATCGCCGAGGTGAAAGACTCCACCAAACGCACGTATTTCATCAAGTTTGTCTTCAACGCGGATCAAACCTACGTCATCGAGATCGGCGATTTGTACATGCGGTTTTATCGCAGCGCGGCTCGAATTGTCGTTTCGGGTGTGACGGCATGGTCGGGCGCCACCAATTACGTGGCTGGGAATCTGGTGGTCTCCGGTGGCGTGAACTACTACTGCATTCTGGCGCACATCAACCACGCTCCGCCGAATGTCACCTACTGGTATCCGCTGAGCGGAATGATCTTTGAAATCCCGACGCCTTACGTGGCGGCGGATCTGTCGGCTTTGAAATTCGTTCAATCCGGGGATGTGGTCACCATCACCCATCGCAACTACCAACCGCGGGAGCTACGACGGACCGGTCACACGGCATGGACACTGGTCCCGATCACCACCACGCCGAGCATTGCAGCGCCTGTAGGCCTCGCGGCAGCCGCAGGGACCGGCGGGGGGCTGGCTTACGACTATCTGGTGACTGCGGTAAAGGACGAAACCTACGAAGAGTCGCTGCCTTCCATTGACGACAGTTGCGCCTGTATCGCCCCGACGGCCGCAGATCCGAACACGCTGGCGTGGACGGCGGTCTCTGGCGCTGCCGAATACAATGTGTATCTCGACCGCGATGGCAATGGGGTGTACGGCTTTATTGGAATCGCGGCGTCGAATTCGTTTCGCGATACCGGCATCGTTCCGGACCTTTCCACAACACCGCCAATTGACCGACCGCTGTTCGCATCGTCGGGAAACTATCCGGCGACGGCATCCTACTATCAGCAGCGCCTGATGTTTGCCAGCACGACCAATGATCCGGAAAAGGCCTGGGCATCGAAATCGGGATCGTTTAAGAACTTCACCATCGCGAGTCCGCTGCAAGATGACGACGCGATCACCTTCACCATCCCAGGCCGCACGGTGAACGAGATCCGGCACCTGATCGAACTGGGCAAGCTGGTCACGCTGACATCGGGCAGCGTGTTCACAATCGAAGGTGATGGCAATGGCGTACTGCTTCCGAATTCGGTCAATCCCAAACAGCAGGCGTATAACGGCGCATCCGACGTGCTGCCGGTGGCGGTGGGCAATTCCATCGTGTACCTGCAGGCGCGCGGATCGATCGTGCGTGACCTGTTTTTCGACATTCAAGCCGATGGCTACCATGGCAACGAACTGTCGATCTTCTCTCCGCACTTGATCGAGGGCTATCAGATCGAACGGATGGACTACGCGGAGATCCCGCAGTCGATCCTGTACATGGTTCGCGATGATGGAACGCTTCTCGGACTGACGTACATGCGGGAGCAGACCGTGGTCGGCTGGCACCGCCACGATACGGACGGAACTTTCGAGGAGGTCTGTTGCATTCCCGAAGACAACGAGGATGCGGTTTACGTCATCGTCAATCGCACCATCGGCGGCACCACGAAACGTTACGTCGAGCGGTTTGCCTCGCGTCAGGTGACCGATATTCGAGTCGATGCGCGATTTCTCGATTCGTTCCTGACCTACGACGGGCGAAATGCGCTGTCCACGACCGTGACGCTGACCACGGGCGGCGGCTGGACCGTCGACGATCTGCTGACGGTAACGGCCAGCGCCGGCGCGTGGGTGGCCGGTGATGTCGGCAATGCCGTCGTGCTGCTCGATTCGGATGGCGCCGAAATCCTCCGCGTGGATATCGCTAGTTACACCTCGGCAACCGTGGTGCACGGATACCCCAGCAAGACCGTTCCTGTAGCGCAACGGTCGGCAACGGCGGTGTGGGCCCGGGCGGTAGATCAGGTGTCCGGCCTCGGACACCTCGAAGGAAAGACCGTCTCCATACTGGCCGATGGCAACGTTGTGACCCCGTCGGTGGTTGCCTCTGGACTCATCAGCCTGGACCGTCCCTATGTCGTGATTCATGCCGGACTGCCGATCGAAGCCGACTTTGAAACTCTGGATCTGGATATCGCAGGCTCCGATATACGGGACAAGAAAAAGCATGTCGCGTCTCTGAGCGTATTGGTTTCCGAATCCAGAGGCATCAAGGCGGGTCCGGACGCAGACAACCTCGACGAATTCAAGCCGGACATTCCCGCCGGCTACGGCGTTACTCCCAACGCCATCTCGGGCCTTTGCGAACTGAGCATCACATCCTCATGGGCGCAGAGTGGCCGCGTCTTTGTGCGGCAGGCGGACCCGTTGCCGCTCACCATCCTTTCGGTTATTCCCTGCGGGGACATGGGAGGTTAATGGGCGCCACAGCGGGGATCTTATTCACGGCGGGCGGTGGAGGATTTCAGGCGTCGTCGCAATGGCAGGCGGGCAATGCGCAGTCCAAGGTCGATCTGTACAACGCCCAGGTTGCCGCCAACAACGCGAAAGTCGATGCGCTCCAGTCCGACGACGCGATCGCGCGTGGCTCGACTGCCGAGACGGTCCATCGCAAGCAGGTCAAAGCGCTGATCGGATCCCAGCGGGCATCTCTCGCAGCCTCCGGCGTCGACGTCAATGACGGATCCGCGCTCGATGTCCAGACCGACAGCGCCCGTCAGGGGGAGACCGACGCGCTCACAATCCGTGCCAATGCGGCACGCGAGGCGTGGGGATACAAGGTCAAACAAGTCAACGATCTCAGTCAGGAGCAGCAGTACAAAACGCAGTCCCAGATTGATAAGGCGGCAGGCAAACGCAATGCCGCGGGAACGATCATCACCAGCGCGGGAAGCATCATCGCGCAGAAGTACGGAATGAAATGAGTCCACAGGTCAACCGATACGGTGGCGCACAGGTGGCTCCCACGGGAATCCCTTCCGTGGATCAGGCGCCGTACCGCATTCGTCCGGATGCGGGCGATTACGGCGCCGAGATCGGCGCGCGCGTCGCTCAGTTCGGTTCGGTGATCCATCAGAAGGCGCTCCAGATTCAGAAGGACGAACAGACCAAACAGGACGAGGTCGTGATCCAAGCTGCGGAATCAAAGCTCTCCGACTGGGAACTCAAAGCCATCTACGATCCGAAAGACGGTGCTCTGGCCCAGCAGGGC